CAAGCTGTACCAGCAAACACAGTAAATGGTTTTAGCAAGAAATTCCTTCCCAAAACGTTTCACGGAAACCGCCAGCAACGGTATATTCAAAATAAAATATAAAATACCGGCGATATTGGTATTGCCAAAACTGATACCGAACCAGCTTTCCATGAAGTGTCGTATGAGCTGGGCAATACCTAAAAATCCCCCATTATACAGACCAACAGGCACTATAAACTGATTCAAACCTACAGAATAAATCAAAGAACCGATAACAATCAATAACGTCATTCGCGGCGTCAATAACAATCTGCAATAGCTCATAAAGCTTTCCTCCGCCAATATTATCTAATGATTTGATTATATATAAAACGCAGAACTAAGTAAATCCCTTAGAAAAAATTTAATATTTATTTTACTGCACTTCCTGCTTCTTTATTATATTTTTTATTTCATCAACCCAGTATAAAACTTGCAAGAAGCTTGCCGTTATGCTATAATTCGCTATGGTGCATTGTGCACCAAACACTATGCGCCCGTAGCTCAGTGGATAGAGCATCGGCCTCCGGAGCCGTGTGCGGTGGTTCGATTCCACTCGGGCGTACCAATGGAAAAGACAGACGTAGACTTGTTCTGCGTCTTTTTTATTTTCTCGGGTGCAGTAAAACCGTGTGCCTTTGGGTGCAACGAGGGTGCAACGAGGGTGCAATTGCGTTTTACAATATAAAAAATAAGCTATCTACAACATAAAGTAGATAGCTTATTTTTTATACTTAATTTAGAAACTCCATCGTGCGCCTATATTCCATTGCCAGTCTTTTGTAAAATCACTTCCTGAGCTGCGTTCTACATCGAAATAAACATGGCTGTTTTTACCAGATGCAAAAGCCGCACCTACGCCATACTCAAACCAGGTATCGTTGAAACTGTCACTCACCTTCACGCGACCAGTACTATCGGTCATCGTAACATTATAGCTACCACCGAATTCATGTAGCAGGTTAGCTTTAGCATAGAAGATACCTTTGCTTCCGATTTCTTTACCAATATTGAAGCCAACACGTCCAACCGTACTTTTAATGCCACTTTGGTTTACTTCAATACCATTGCTGGCTGTGTAGCTGTCACCGCCTAAATAACCCAGTGTGAACTGTGCCTGCGGCTCAATATACCAGCCATTTTTTAAAGCATTTTTCCTTCCATATTCAGCACTCAATGCTACGCCGGTATTGTTAAAATCACCAGTGATCTTGTTACTGTTAGTGTCATACACTGTAAAATCGTTATCCATATTGCTGATTTTTAACACCAAATCCAGATAATGGCCCTTGCTGCCGATCTCGGTATTGTAGAAACTGATCGCCTTACTGCTGTTGTCTCCGCTGCCTCTGCTGTAACTGCTGCTGCCATCAGTATAGCTGATAGCTGCACCTTGATAACGGGTTTTATCTACTGTACGCTTGGCAACTTCGTCATAGCCCAACTCATATGCAGTATATTTATTGTCAAAACCAAACTTGCCGCCACGACCAATCTTACTGCCCTTCACTCTGAACCAAGCACCTTTAGATTCTTCACCATTATGACGCAGTTCACCCATGCGCTGCAGCAACTTATCATTTTCCGTTCTCCAAGTATGGTAGTTCAGTGCATTTGCTGAGAGAATTGTGTTTACACTGGTAGTAAGTAAATCAGGTTTTTTTTCTACTTCATCCAATACCCAATCTACAGTATATCCGTTTGTAACACCATCCGTTTTCTTTGATAGTTTATAAGTGTTCCAATATAAAGTTCCTTCGCTATCACTTGCTTTAAAATCACCTTGTTCATCAGCAACACTTACTAAAACAGTTCCTTTCGCTCCATCTGTTGATGCACCTATGTTATTCAAAGTAATATAGTGTGTGCCTTCATGTGTACCACTAATATATATTCTATCGCTATTTTGGACATTTTTGCTGGCATCAATATCCATATTAAAAGTACCGCCGTTACCAATGAGATCATTATAAACACGCAAAACTCTATAATTATTTTTAGGAATAACATCAGAACTGTAATTCAAATTTACTACCGAATTTTCTCCTAGATTCAAATCTGTAATATACGACGATCCTATCATATCCCATTTACTACCATTAATTAAAGATAAATGCGTTCCTTCTCTTCTATCCTTTTCATTCTTTACGTTATAGTAATAATCTACAACTCTTCCTTTTAAATAGGAATTTTCATCTTGCATTATTACATCAATATTATTATCTCTGTATTCAATCCCAGCATTCAATATATTAGCTGTATAAATATCCCCCTCTATCTGAACTGTACCATTCGAAGAATTATTTATGTTTATCCGACTATTTTTTGTTGCTGATAAAGAACCTCCTACAAAATTTCCCAAATATCCAACGCCTATATTCCCTCTAATTTTCAAGTTATTATTTGCATTAATATTTATCATGCCATTACTAGAATAAGGCTCTGTAGTAAATACAAATTTATTTCCGTTGCCCTCACTACTAATTTCCATATTATCTGCAAAAAAATTGATTTTACCATTATTACCTGCTACTATTTCCCCAGGTCTACTATACACACATCCAGATATTAAAACTTCATTTATAGGATTATCATTTGTCCCTATATTAATTTCACCATTAGAAACCCTAATAATATCGGTAGTAGTATCTTCCATATTAATATGTAAAAACTTAGTCAATACTTCTACTTTTTTATTATTAATATCCATAAAATTTATACCAGAAGACACTCCATTATGCTTAGTATATGATATTTTATCATAATCATTAGCCCCATCTAAAAATTTAAACGTTCCACCACTATCAGCTAAATAATTATCTCCTTTTTCATCTACAATATTCAAATCACTAGCGTAAACATTATGCATATTATAATTATATAAACATCCGCCAAATACTAAAGATAATGTAATAATTTTATATAACGTTTTATAATTTTTCATATACATTTTACAACTCCCCTTCAATAATTTTACGATTTAGAATAAAATAAACCCGAACTACTTCTTGACCTTTATGCCTTAACCAACATATTCCATCTACCTCCATCACCTTTTTTCTTTTGGATTGGGCCGCTGTTTATAACAGCTGTAGCTACAATAATACTGCCGTCTGCGTTTAACTAAAGCTGTATATACATGGTAAGCTTTATTACAACCAAACTCCTTACCACAAATCGGGCACGTCATTACCAATCCGCCTAAATGCCCACATTTATCCCTTTCACTTGATTCTTCAAATCCTTCTAACTTCATTATTTTCATTCCTTACTTCGTCATAATGCCTGAACCAAGAACATTTTTAGAGCTTTATTTTGATGCTCATGCCATCTTTTACTCGTTTTTTCTAAAAATAAATATGTTTCTTTTCCCAGCATATCTCACCTCTTACTTGTTTATGTCCAATACATCTTTAATCATTGTTGCTTTCAACATGTTTTCCAAACTACTTTGCATCATGGAATAAAATTTTCTTAACGAGCAGTTTTGTATTTCAAAGCATTTACAGTAATCATCTCCTTCCAAATAACGGTTTATCTTCACCGTTGCTTCCATAACTTTGAAAATTTCATACATGGATATCTCTTCAACCCTCTTGTCCAATATAAAACCGCCTTTAGCACCCACGATTCTTTGGATAATCCCTGCTGCAATTAGTTTATTAGTAATTTTAAAAATATAGCTCTTAGGAATCCCCATTGCCATAGCGATATCTTTGGAGGTAGTGACTTTGTTTTGTATAGCCAGATACAAAACTATTCTTATCGCATAATCGGTAGTAACATTTATTTGCATATTCACCCCCATTAAACCAGACCAGTAAAGTCCGCTTTCTTTTTGCAAAAATAAAAGCCTACCTCCCTCAGAATTATTATCTGAGGGAGGTAGGCTATGAAAGTTCCATGCAAACGCATGTCCCCCCCATATATACTTTCACGCTATATAGCTTTCAATAATACAATATATTGCTCTCTTACTTTTCTATATTATATATTTTTAACTTTTTCTGTTCAATAAACAAATAGTTAGTATACTTTTATATTTATTAATATTTACTTCAAATCCGTATTATACATCCTTATTTAATTCGTGCATTTTTTATCATCAGCATTCAAACATATATACTTTTTGTTCTTCGCATTATCTATTTTCTTAATATAGTAACACTTATGTATTTTAGTTTAGTTTTACATTTACATAAAATAAGCCTATATGTTATATACAGGCTTATTTTATAGAAATTCAAGTTTCACTTATCTTAAGTTTGATTTTTCAATAATGATTCCCTTTTTCGCTAAATTTTCCAAACATTCGTGCATATATACTTCATCATGTTCTAAATATACTTTTTCTTTTATTAAAGGTATTAAGTCATTTGGAACAGTGTTAATATGCTTTCCCCTATAATTCCTATAAAACCACTCACTACTTACTTTATAACCCCTATTAAACATCTCCTGCATAACCTTTGCATGATACAACTCAAGATCATGCAAACTATGCTTAAACACATAATCTACCACTCTATGCTTTTTACCCCAACCGTTACCTCGCATAGCACAACATTCACGATGCTGACCAAGTAGCTGTTGCCTTGGTAATAATGGTATTAATTCTTCATGCCACAATCTCATTTTATACCTCTACATAAGACGACATTTTTTCTACTTCTTAATTTTATAATAAAAAAGAAAGCCTGACTACTACATTAAGTAATAGTCAGGCTTTCTTTAGTACGCATATGTTACCCACACACCAGTTTTTTTATCTTGCCAATCATACTCGCCTCGAAATCCTATATATTTGCTACCTATCCGGCGGCTCACTCCGTAGCTGATACCTGTAACATAGTGATCAATATCAATCTTGGCTCCGATCTCCCGCAGAACCCCTGGCGCGGACGGTGGCAAGGATTTCAAGATTTTCTGCTGCAATTCTTCCTGCTTCTTCGACCAGGCTTCCAGCTCTGTCAACTGCTTCTGCAGCTGATTTATTTGCAGTTTGGCTTCGCTCGATGCTTGATCCGATAGCGTCTGCTGTTCCCTTGCTATCTGTAATTCCAGCGCTAATTTCCTGCTGATTTCCAATTGCCTGGTTGAGTTTTGTTCCAGTGTCGCCAGCTCGCTTTCCGTTATCATGTATGCCGGCTCGGCTGAACAGGTAACAGGCAAGAAAAAGAACTGCGCCAACGCCCATACCAACAAGAAAGCGATTATTAGATATCCAACTTTTGATTTTTTCATACACATTCATCACCACCTGCTACTGTAGCCCCTGGTATCCACATGAATCCAATCGCCATAATAACCAATCCCCAGCTGATCTTCAATGCTCCATGCTTTAGCTGCAGCAATGACCGTATCTGCCAATGCGGTATCAGTATCGTCCTGTCCCGAAATATGGATGTCGGCTGCACAGCCACGAGTATGATAGCTGTTAGGTTCTCCACCAACAGCTAAGTTCACTTCTATAGTTCGAAAGCCACTTTTATAACCAGCATTAGTGGTATTAATAACCCAATTAGAATTCCAATCCCGCAGCATATCAAGTAACCGAAATAAGTTAGCAGTCTTTTCATCATTTGTACATAGTCGACCATTTTCGTCCCATGCATACTCATTCCTGCTACGTTGCAGACAATCCCACTCCGTTACGCTCCAATGTTTACTTACATACAAAGCCATATTAATCACACTCCATAAAAAATTTAGAAATCATAGTTTCTTTTTAACAAAAACAATCAATCCACTCATAGCTTCTACGCCAGCATCATTTAAGTTTTCAATAATACTAAGCAGCTCAGTTACAACAAGATATCCAATAACCGTCATAACTGCCCAAGTAGGTTTATCTAAAACTCTCATAACTACATCAACGACAGCTGCAGACAACGCACAAATTAAATAAACACCGATTTTCCCAAGAAAACGGTGTTTCATAACTTCACTTTTTATCTTTTTGGCAGCTCTGGCCTTTTTTATTCCTTTAATAGATTCTAGAATAGTCGGATTTTCAATACCACTATCTTTTAGATGCAGATAGGATATCGATACCCATTTGGTAAAACAATCTATAAATACTAAAAAAGCAAAACTGTAAAACAATACAGCATGTTTATGAAATATCATGGCCAACATTGCAGCCATTAATGTTTTGTAAGACCAACCTTGTGCTAAAGTTTGAGCAGCTCCGATAGCCGCAAATTTAAAAGATTCCCAGTTCATTTTTGCCTCCTGTATAATGCTCCTTAAAGGAGAGTGATATTTTGAATACTAAAAAAAGAAAACGTATGAAGCTACCAAACGGCTTTGGTAGTGTTGTGCTACGAACTGACGGTAACCGCCGCCGCCCATGGTCTGTAAAAGTCACAATCAACGGCCGTCAAAAATCAATCGGTGACACTGCTACCGAGATTGAAGGACTTGCTTTACTCGCAGAGTATCATAAAAATCCGTCCCTTTTTGCACCAACGCTAATCACCTTTTCCGAAGTCTTTGAGCTTATGAGGGCCGAGCGATTTCCTAAACTAGCAAAAACTACGCAAGTCAATTACCTTTCGGCCTACAAACACTGCCATAGATTATACGGCAAGAAGTTCGCCGAACTAAAAATCGGTGACCTGCAGGCTGTTATTCGCGACACAAGAGAATCAGGAGCATTGTACGCTATGCAAAAGAAAGTCCGGCAAATACTGCACCATTGCTATACCTACGCAGTTAAATATGAGATCATCTCACCTACCGCAGACATCAGTCAATACATCGATATCGATCAGCATAAAGTGAAATACCCTAAAACGCCTTTTAACACTCGACAGATAAACAGAGTAAAAAAACTCGGTGATAAATGGGCTATGACGGTGCTCATGATGATATACGCTGGTGTTCGTACGTCCGAAATGCTATCTGTCGTCAAAACAGACGTCAAGCTGCGACAGCGATATTTTATCGTTCGAGAGTCAAAAACTGCTGCCGGTCGCAACCGTGCTGTGCCTATATCAAAAAAAACATTGTCGTTTTTTGAATTTTGGCTATCTCAACCAGGTAAATATCTCATTACAGACGATTACGGCAATCAGCTTACATATCATCAATACCGAACACGCTTTGATGCTGTAATGACAGCCAGCCGCTGCAAGCATACGCCACACGAATGCCGCCACACCTGCGCTACCATGTTAGACAATGCCGGTGCCAACGATACGGCGATCAAACGTATACTCGGACATGCCAGTCAAGGAGTTACTAAGAGAGTTTATACCCATAAATCCCTCCATGAGCTAAAAAAGGCTATAGACCTTATTTGACGACCTTTTATGGTATTAACCCGGCACGAATTTACGCAACAAAAAAGCCTGTATCCCTTGGTTTCTCAGGATCGCAGGCGGTTTGAATTCGGTATGATATTTTTTCATTTTATTATTACCTCATAAAGCTAGTATCCATGCGCTTTCAACCACTTTACCAAGATATTTTGGCAAGATCTTCTTCTGTTTTTGCATTTTCCACACGGTCCTCCAACTCATACAATTTTGCATAGACACTTTCTTGATATATACCAGCTTCAGATAATGCAGCTTCAAACATTTCCTGGTTATGTACTGTAAACACTTTTTCGCTAAGATCATCTTTATTCACATAGACATTATAACGAGTAGTGCCTGTAATTTTAGCTCTGTTATATGATGCCATGAAGTCTACCTGGCTATCTTTATCTGTATCATACCCATAAACCTTACCATCAGTCTGTTCCACCCATACAGGTAAATATAAGTCTTTAATATAGCCAAGTTTTATTTCGTGTAGTTTCTGTTCCTTCAATTCTTCTAATGATGGTACATAAACATATTCTTTTGGCTCTCCAGCATTATTATCCCATCGATATTCTTTGCCGTCCGAAGCATTACCAGACATTTTTAGATATTGGTCATAATTGACTTCAGTAAATCCTTCTACTGAAGGCTCAAATATTTCATCTGTATAACCTACAACTTTTTCTACTTGTTTATACTGTCCTGTAGGTATTTTTGTTTCAGGCACACTTACGGCTTCCGCATTATCATTCACATCTCCATGAGCAGGAATAGTTAAAAAGATTTCTTCCCCCTGCTCATACTCAATTATGGGTTTTTTAGGTGTGATTTTAAGATTATGATCTTCTATCAGGGTATCAATTCTATTCCCTGCTTCGTCAAATTTCAAAAAAATTCTACAGTCTGCTATATTAGCCGGCATTTTTATTACTTCCTTTCAATTCAATTTTTATTTTGGTTAAACAGTGGGGAATGACGGTAAAACAGGCTACTACTTTTACCTATCCAATAGCGTTCTCTTCAAACAATGTACTAGCTTTTAAACAAGCAAAATCAAACAGCAATGGTAATAATTATCTAATGCGAGAAGCTGGGATCGGTATTCCCAATAATATTTCGGTATCATTACCTGGAACATCTCCAGCTTTGAGTTTTTACGTTTTTGTAATTGGTTGGTAAACAGTGGGGAACGAATCGTACAAATGGTATTTATTCGTTTCCAATACCATTTACAGAGGCACTTTGTTGTTTTGGTGGTGGCGAGGCTGGTAGTGGATATTACGATAATGCAAGTGCCTATAGCAACACGCAGGTTCGTGTTTATTCCGATGGATCTTCAAGATTTGTCAGTTGGATTGCTATAGGTGCCTAATAAACAGTGGGGATATTGTTCATCACGTACAGCAACATTTCCAATTCCGTTTCCAACTGCGGCACTATTCATTGTTGCCGTACCAAAAACTACAAGCACGTCAGCTACGGCAACTGGGGCAGAATATTTAGGCACTACCAGTGTTAATTTATACCTTCACGGAACTTCTGGCTGGTATTTCGTTGGCGGCCATTAAACAGTGGGGATATTCAACTGTCGGCTCAGGCGCTTGGGCTTTAAAATTCAATGGTGTTTATACGGCAGTAGTTGTTGGCGCCCCTGGCTTTCCGGCAAGAGAGTTTTGTGGTTTTACTTTCGATTACACCCTTACTGGATGGAGTTTTACGGCTGGATATAATAGCCCCGTTTCATACATCAGGCCCACCACTACTGCAATTTCACTTGGCTATTGAACAGTGGGGATATTATGTTGAGTCACAAAATCCAACAGATTATCGTTACTGGTCAATTCCTTTTACATCCCATTATATAACGATGGCAACCAAGACATATTATGAACCTAAAGAGGAAGCAGTACCTTGGTTAGTTGGAATAGATATGCAAAAATTCATTTGCGGATATGGAGCAAACTTTATAGGGAGCAGTTATGTTTCATGTGTTGGCATAGGCTGTTAGCCACAGTGGGGAAATGGTTCGTCATCTTCATTCAGCAAAAAAGATTATGCTACGCCTAAAGATATTGGTACAGTAACCATATCTACGCCAATTTCAATGTCAACCTTATATCAGGGCTTTATATGTGCTTCCTCAACAAGTGGCCCGAGTTTATTTGTTGGTTTTGTTACAGCGTATTCAGGTAACTCACTAACTGTTAGATTGATAACTAGCCTTGATTCAGGAAGTGGCGGCTCACTAGTCCCTAATTACATTCTTTTAGGCCATTGAACAGTGGGGATTTACTAACAATACAGGTAGACCATATATAACTTTTCCCTTCAAATTTTCAAATGTATTTACAGCAATTTCTTGTATTTGCCACAATGGAAGTCCGAGTGAAGCAAATACAGTTTATAATGTTTCTATATCAGGTATGAATATTGGAGCATCTGGTGGCGGCAGTGGAAAATACTGGTGTGCTTTTGGCGTAGCATAGCAACAGTGGAGAAATAACCCTGGTTTATGGGCAATACCATTCACAGAATTTGTTGCTGGCGGAATTACCATGACACGCACAGGCTCGCAATCATCGGGAACTTGGTATGGTGATTCCGGAACAATTTCACTAACTGGTTATACAGCTTCATGCGCAACAAATGAAAGTTGGGTATCAAATATTAGCGGATCTGCAATAGCAGTAGGCCTTTAAACAGTGGGGAAAATATACCAATTCTGGTAATGATCGTGTTATAACGTATCCTATTGCGTTCAGTGAGTTATATTATGCGAATGTAATTTCACCAGATAACTGTGAAACTTTCGTCTATGGCATAAGCAGTACTAATATTAATTACAGACTTTGTAATGGGTATAATGATGATCGCTGGAACGGAACGCAGACGTCAAGGTTGTTCGCTGTAGGACGGTAAACAGTGGGGAATTAATAGCGCTGGCAACGACGGAAGCGAGGGAGAAAGCGGTTGGTACGCATTTCCTGTGAATTTTAATTCTGCTTGTTTTGCCCTATTTTGCGGACTAAGAAACACCGATACCAACAAACCAACAAACTACGATTCAGAAGTACAGCCACGTAACTGGACAACCACCAAATTCAACGTATACAAACAAAATTATGGCGGTAATCCATGGTTTGGTAGTTTCATTTGGTTTGCTATTGGCCGATAGCCAGCCAGTTACAAGCTATAACCCTACTGTTACCCTCTGAGTTACGTGTAGACATGAAAAAATTTGTATTTGTAATACTCGTTGCTGCAAAAGTATATTCGTAATTTATAGCCCTCTTACTTCCGTAAATACCAATTACAGAGTTAGTAAATTTAATTGGAAATGTTTGTGTTGATTCAGAATTACCATATCCCCACTGTTTACCGTCCTACAGCGAACAACCTTGACGTCTGCGTTCCGTTCCAGCGATCATCATTATACCCATTACA